CGGCGAGCAGTTCCCGCCGCAGATCGCGGTTCGCGGCATCCATCGCCTGCTCACGTTCCCATGACGCCGCGAGTTGCACGCGCATGACGGCGATCTCGGTGCGTGCCTCGGCCAAACGATCCAACAGCACACGCTCAGTCGCCGTTGGTATCGGCAATAACACCATTTGCTCGCTCACTCGATCCTCCCCATGCTTTGTGACCGCGGGCGCGCGAGGCGCCAGGCTTCGCCGAGGGTCATGTCCTTTGAACCACGTAACTTCGCCGGTTCTTCCGGCTTCAATGGCTGCACCATGCGATCGAGCAACTGCCCGATCAGACCGAGCGCATCCACCTGATCATCATGCTTACCGACCGGGAACGTCATCAGTTCGGTCTCAAAGTCGGTGCGCCACTCGGCTCCTTCAGGATAGCGTAGCCCGTTAACCGCGATCCGGCCACGAATGGACTGCGCCCGGATGGCCTTATCGCCTCGAGTTGGAAAGTCGTCACGAGCCACGAACGCCTTGCGTTCGCGCATGGCGCGCCGCAGGAACGGCCCAACGCTGGCCTTGATCTGTCCGGTTTCCTCTGCCCATCCGAGCGGTTTCCACTGGCGCACCAGATCACAAAACGCCTCAACCCACACGTCGGACGACGTTTGACCGCGCCACAGATCGAGAAGCCAGAGTTGCCCGTCACTATCCATGCCAACAACGACATGCACGGTGTAGTCGCCTCCATCGCTGGTAACAGCATAATCCGACGCGCCGTAAATCCGCATACTATCGCGAGGCGGCATGGCCGTGACCGGCATCAACCATTGTCGCTTGAAGTAATCGCCGCTCTCCGGCGCCGGTGACTGTTGATAGAGTGCTGACCATGTTCGCGAATCGCGCTTGGCCTCGAACCGCATGTCATCCGTGAACCACTCGGGCCAGAGGGGATCACCGACCGATCGGCCAAGGGAATCGTCTTGTTCCGCTTCCATGGGAAGGCGCAGCACATGCCATGGCCGCCCACCCGATCGCATGTCATCCAGTAATCGGCCACCCAGATCGGTTTCGCTCCATCGCGTCATGATCAGCACCACACGGGCATTCGGACGGAGCCGAGTGGACAGGTCGGCCTTCCACCATTCCCAGATACGATCTGATATGGTTTCGCTATCTGCCTCGGCTCTGGACTTTACCGGGTCGTCAATAATGACCAGATCAGCGCGCCGTCCGGTTATAGGTCCAAGAATGCCGGCGGCGTAGTATTCACCGCCTTCCGTCGTGCTCCACTGACCGACAGCGGCGTTGTCACCAGACACAGAGACGCCAAGCGTGGGCGACCATTCCATGATGGTGTTCCGCACCCGACGCCCGAAGCGTTCGGCCAGATCGGCGGTATGCGAGGCGGCGATGATGGAGTCGGAGGGATGGCGGGCCAGATACCACGCCGGGAATAGCATGGAGGCGTAGGTGCTCTTCGCGCTGCCTGGTGGCATGAGCACCATCAGGCGTTCTATCTCGCCGCGTTCGACGGCTTCGAGACGCGACAAGAGGATGCGATGATGCTCGGCCGGTCTGAGGTTCTGATGGGCGAGGGCTTCAATGCACCATGCCTCCAGGTCCGTCCTGATCATCCTTCGATGAAGTAGGAGGGCCGCTACCTGCGGCAATGATAGCGAGGAGATCGGCGTCCTCGGCTCGGGCAGCAGGGACATGATGTCGGAGATCAACGACCTGTCCCGGCAGACCGTAACCTCGGTTCAGCAAAGCAACAGCAGCGGCCACTCGTTCCCGAGGTTCCTTTAGCGCGCTTACGAGCGCCTTGATGGCTTCGGGAGTGTGCGCGCGTGCCAGCGCCTCGATGTCGTGCATGTTGGCGCGTCGGCCACCTGGGTTGCCCGATTGGCCCTTTTTCCACGGCAATTTGCTGCGCCTCTGCTGTGTATATTGTCACAAGTCTCCCAACCGCTTGAAAAGTCAAGCGCTATTTTCAGAGCAAAGCACAACGATGAACAAGACCCAGAACGGTGCGCCGAACAACCACAGGATCAGTAGCACGACACGAATCCCCCGACGGGATAGCAAAACGCGGTGAGGCGGGGTTGGTAGGCTGGGGCGGCATAGGCGTGTCCGGCGTTTTGGAGGCCGGTTCCGAGGACCATGAGGGCGGCTGAGGCGTCGTAGTCGGCCTGGGTGTATGGGCCGCAGGCGGTGAGGACGAGGATGGCGGCGAGTGTGAAAATGCGGGTCATGGGAATGTCCTGTTCCAAACGCCGTCGTCGGCTCTGCCGGGGGGTGGTGGGACGGCTCGGGTCTTCTCGTCCTGCATTTCCAGTATTTTGCTTTGGAGATATCGGATTTGCATTTTCAGTTCTTTGATTTCGCACAATGCTTTGTCGAGGTTCATGTTCGATTCCTTTGGATGATATTTCGGATGGTATCGGCGGCGTGGAGTTGTTGGTCGGTTGGTTCCGTGGTTGACGCGGGCGGGTTCGGGGGCGCGTCGTCCCGGAGGGACACATTATGTCCCGAAGGGACTGCGGGGGCGCGTGCGTCAATCAGATCAGCCACTGCCGTCCTCACTACATGCGACCTCGTTGTAGCATCCCCGTGCATGCGCCGAAGGGCGGCACAATAGGCATCGAGTGCCGCCAGTTCGTCGGGTTCGAAGCGGATCAGAATGGATCGTGTGCGATTTGCCATGCGGCATGGCTATCACCTTATGGATATCCCGGATATACGTTTATGGCATGACAGCCATGCGATATCGTGTATATCTGTCCGTCATGCACCCGGTTATGTTCACTTCATCGAAACAGACAGACGGAGCAACGACATGGCACACAACCCCGCATGGCACGCCGAATACCTCGCCCTCGAAAATGCTGAGGCAACCGCCCGCGCTGCTTACCGCGCGGCTCGCGGAGCGAAGAAGGTGGCGGCGCTTGAGGTTCTCCGCGCGACTGGCAAGGCACGGTGGGACTTTGAGATGGCGGCGTGCCGGATCATCAACGTCGGCCTCGATGGCCTCATCTGACAACCGGGGCTTCGGCCCCTGACACCCCCGAAGGTAACCACCATGAAAATCCAAATCGAGATCAAGAACGTGTATGGCCAGCAGACAATGTATCCGGTTTGCCGGCACGCGAAGTTCCTGGCGGCGATGGCTGGGACGAAGACGTTAACATCGGACAAGCTGCGGCTGATCTTGGCGGACGGATATGAGATCGAGGTCGTTCCAGCGAGCGTTGGGCAGCTGGTTGGCTTCGCGGCCTGACTTAACCCTCACGCGGTTCTCCGCACATGAATGGAGACACAACATGAATACCTTCACGATTATCACGCTTTTCGCGCTTAGCCTTATCGTCACGGTTCCCGCCATGGCACAGCATTGCACGACGACGTGCAATCAGGACGGGCGGATTTGCCAGACGAATTGCCGTTGACTTAACCCCCGCGCGGTTCGCCGCGCCATGATGGAGATGATGATGAGACACGATCGTAACTTAGTTGCGAAAGCGTATGCGGCGGCTGATGCCGCGTATGCGGCGCTGGACCTTAATCCCGACACGGGGCAACAGCCCGCGGACCGGGCGTACCGTGCCGCCTATCTCGCGTTCCGTGCCGCGATTGACGAGCGGGTGAAAGTCCCTGGCCGTCATTGGCTTAACGACTAACCCCCACGCGAGCGGCGATAATGGAGATGATGAGATTCGGAAGCCTCTTCAGTTCCATTCTCAGTCTTATATTGGCCTTTTTTATGTTCGGCCTCGGTATGCGTATATGGGACAGGGGTCGCCTCTATTTGGGTGGTAGTCTTCTCGGGATTGGCGTCGGCAGTGGGTTTCACTGTTTTCTGGGGTTGCTCCTTGGATTCGATTGGTGGAACCTGGGGCGTCTTTTGTGGTTCGGCTAATGACGTGAGTGCAGGCGGCACACAAAAGTGAAAAATCACTTGGATGCCAAGATTTTACCTGGCTCTCAAGATTCCAATAGGTTAGATTTGGGCAGGACGAAGGGATTCGAACCCTTAACCTCCGGGGCAGCACCCCCGGCGCTCTATCCTATTGAGCTACGTCCCGATGGGCAGGGCTGACGGAGAATGACGATGGAAGCCCGAGGGTCACGCCTCGGGCTTTTGTTGTGTCGGGTAGCGGTTGGAGTCTGTCAGGCGGCGTCGTCCTGGTCGCGGGCGTGGGGATGTTCGGTCCATCGGACGACTTTGATCCGGGGATTTTCCTGGGTTGTGAATTTGGCGAAGGCGGCGAGCGAGCGGACCGTGTAGCGGAGTTTCCCATCGGTTCCGCGTGCCTCGATCGGTCCGTCTTCGGCTCCGTTGGCGATCAGATCGCGCGCCAGTTTGCGAGCGGCGCATGATTTCAAGGACTTAGCGATTAGGTCGCCGCATTGCGCCACGTCGTAGACCTGTTGACCTCGAGGGGTTGTCTGAGTGGTGAGAATAAACTGATAAATCATCGCGCTACTGGCTCCT